CAACTGTGCCATATGGCACAGTTGCATCACTTAAGAATAATGTAGTTCGGTTTAATTATCGATTTATGTTGTTGTTAACAGTTTATGACACTCATCTTGTTGAGTCTTATTTGCTGGCGTCAACCGCGACGTCAGTTTGTAATCAAGGAGAAAGTTCTATTGGCTGTCTAACGACAGTCGTAGTTACTCGCTTTATTTGTATTATAAGCTGCTAGTATCACAGCTAGATTATTTCTTGCATTAGTATTTATTTCTGTATCATTTCTAATGCGTTTTCTAACCACAGAATGCCTGGTCAAGGACTAAAAAGCTTCCGATAGGACACCACGGAAGGACTAGTTATCTAGTATCTTAAACAGCAGTATTGCCTAACCATGGCTATCCTGCGTCTATTCTATAGGATATGACATTTTATGAATTCATTTTAATGTAACCGTTTGGGTAAATCCCGGTTAACTAATTTATCAGAATTAGATTTGGATGATTATTGAACATTTGAATTGAAAATAGGAACAACCTATCACCCTGCGTTTCTTTTAACGCCCACTAGTACCGATTAACCAAGTGGCTAAACTCAGAAGTTAATCACATAGAGATGTATTGAAGTACTCTGCTTCATTACTCTATTAAAAGCCTACCCCAAAGAGTAGAACTTGAGGGATGATATGACATTAAGCCTATTCGACTGGCCCCATTAGTGAAAGCGTCGAAACCCCAGCATACCCGGTCGTTCCGTTGAACGGACGGGGAACCGTAGGGTCATGGTCCTCACGACTTGAAAGAGCTTGCTCTTAGCAAAGGATATACATCACAGAGATTTATGAATCGATGACGTGACTAAAACGTGGCCCGCTGTATTGAACATACAAACCCACCATTTTGGGTTTAGTTCAATGCAACGGTTGTGTCTTCTATTTATCATGTACACAACTCTTGCATTATCTAAACTTATTACATCACAAGGAGGAATTTTGGAAAATAATGAAAAGGAATCTAGGAAGAATAAATTTATGAAAAGGAAAGAGTCTGCCAAAAGGCAGAAGGATAAAGCTCGAAAAAGAAATGGAAAAGGTCCTAATATCGAGCAAGTATGGAAAAAGAAGGCTGAGATGAAACGCATCATTGAAGATGTTGAGTCTCAATCAGGAGAGACTGGTTTCATGAATAGTATTAACGAAATCATCAAAGAATGGGATCTTCCGGAAGGAATTACCAATATATTCTTAAAAGTTTTATGTTATTACAGATCTGTTAGGAAATCCGTCGACTGGGAACAATTTGTTTCTATCACTGGTTTATTTTTATTAAGCCTATGTGATAATGAGACAAATGTTAGAGAAGTAATTGGACAGGTATTATTCGGAAAGTCTGTAGACCTTAATGCGTTAACAGTTTCCGATATGCCAATCTCACAATCAGGAATGGCTTTTGGCGAATCCCTGGATATGTTGAGAAATTTTAAGTTACTTAGAGATAACGAATTGACAAGACGTATTGTTCAAGTTATCGCAACCGCATTCTCCTGCGGCTTAGTTAGAGGAAAGAAAGATTTATATTTTACATCATTTAATCTTTCATTTGTATTGGAACAATTTACAAGAGAATCAAATACTGTTTTTGATTTCTTTGACTCCCTTTTGAACATTTTCCAGTTCATTGTAGAGAAAGGATATGTTTGTTTCCAACAAAGAACATTTGCCCCCTTATTCATGTCTGATGAGCAGACCGCTGATTATGATAAGGATTTGGCTGAAGTGTTAGGCTTTTGGCCTGCAGTACAAGCAGGAAATTATAAGGACACACCATTTTGCAGTGTCCCGCATTTTGCCAATGCACTTGACAATCTTTACATTGCCACCACTGCGCTCGTTGAGCAAAGCACTGATACCTTCTCCAAAAGATATCATGCCAAAAACTTGGAAAAGTTGAATACCATTGCGGCGAAATTTAAGTCCCAAGAAAGATCTGGAGGCCTGCGTGAAGCGCCTTTTGCCTTTTGTATTTACGGGAAATCGTCAATTGGTAAATCATCAGTTATGGCAACCCTTACTGACTATTGTCTTAAGGCAACAGCTTATTTAAAGAACCCTGAACGAGCATCTTTTGAGGTAGATCCTCGTATGATTTGTTCGCAGAATGCTAATGATAAATTCGATTCTGATTATAAGTCTTATACTCTCGCAGTATTATTCGATGACTTAGCTAACGAACGTGTTGATGTTGCTCGTCAGAGCCCACTAGACCCAGTTATTCGTTATGTTAATAATATTAAGAGCACTGCACTGAAAGCAGATGTACACGAGAAAGGAGTTATTCAGAAGGAACCGTGGTTGGTTGGAGCTTCCACAAATATTAAGAATTTACAAGCTGATCAATATTCAGTAGAACCGATTTCGGTTTTGAGGCGTTTCAATATTCACATTGAACCCCATGTGGCCCCTAATTACCAAAAGGAAGATGGAATTTTTCTGGATGGTCGTAAGTTAGCTGAGGCTGAACAAACCGTTCCTGATGCTTGGAGATTTAATGCCTATCATTATGAATATGATGATAAACCTTACAAGCAAAATTCCACCCAGGAAACCCGAGCATATACTTCGGTCCCTTTTAGGTTCAAGGGAAGAGATGGAAAGGAATATGTTTCCACCGATTTGGACATGGAACAATTACAATGGTTGATGTACAAGTTGCTTAAAGATCATTTCAAGTCGCAACACAGCGTTATCGCTAGCAACAAGAAAATTAATGAGGAACAATTGTGTCAACATAGACTTCACAAATCTATTTGTAGTATTTGTTCGCCAAATCATGTTAAACCAGCACCTCGCTGTATTCCAGTCCCACAAACTGAAACTCGTACTGCTACTGGCACTTTGCCAGCACCTGAGTCTTTTTTTGTGGGACTGGAATGTATTCCAGTCCTACAAACTGAAACTTGTACTGCTATTGGCACTTTGCCAACACCTGAGCAGATTAATGATGAAGAAGTTTATATGGGAAGGATGCAGGTGAATCATGTCGCCGGTGCCACTAGTGAAAGTGGTTTCATGGGAAACTGGAAGAGAAATCTTTTTGTGTGGTATAAATGGCAATTCTATTTTATATTTGCACAATGGTCTATCGGATTCATTTGTGGTTTCGTTCATGAGTTATGGCGTATGGGATGGTTTCGATCATCTACATACGATCGTGTTGAGAACGCTCGCTGGCGTGTGAAATATTACGCAGATGCCACTGCCTTTTACGCGAGAAATTGGATGAATAATGTGACTGATACCATCGATGAAATCAATAATTTGAGATTTATTTCATGGGAACTAATTGATTTCATTCCTGACAGTTGGGTTGAGGACACTCGATTTGCCTGGATTTACATGTTTAATTACGATCAGGCTTACTATCCCCAACTTATTTTGTCTGCGATAGTCTTCTGGCTATTTAGTGTTTGGATTACTCTCAAAATCCACGGACAAAATATGTTCTGGCGCAATTTCTTTGCAGTATTAGGGTACATCTATATTGCTCTTTTATTACGCAAGAAATTTTTGATGAAAGAATTAAGGACACGTAGGGGAGTACTACGTGGTATTTTAAAACACTCAATGAAGATGATGATTGGAACTTCCATTCAAGTTATGCTTACCTTTGGTGGTATTGCCGTATCTTATAAATTAGTTAGAGCTGTGCTCAAGACTATCGGGATTGTCGGCAAAGCGTCACATGGAGGAGCTGTTGATATTGGAAGTGAGGAAGAGAACGTTTGGTTAAACGCAACACCTATGGCTCTGCCTAAACGTGATCCAAAAACGGATACTCTTCCAGCCGATCAAGTTAGCAATATTGTTGTCAAAAACACAACAACATGTCTTTATGATGATAAAACATGGTCTTCAGGCTTCTTTCCTAGAAGTCAAATATTACTCGTACCTACACACGAGGTTACTAACAAAGAAAGGGTTAACTTACGCTTGCGTAAGGATGATATTAAAGATTTATCTGGTGGAAATATTAGTTTAGAAATTACACCAGCTAGGGTGTATAATTTCCCGGGCAAAGATATCTCAGCTGTATATCATTCTAGATACCCTGATAAGCAAGATCTAACTCACTTATTTCCTTGTGAGATCCCTCAGGATCGTAACCCCACTAAATGGGTTACAAGAAAACAATCCGGATCAGTATTACTTGGTACGGCACGCCGTAATGGTATTGCATCTAAAGTAAATACTGATAAAACTTCGTTTTATGATTCTACTATTGTTACTTACAAAGATGAAACAGCCGGAGGTGATTGTATGAAAGTACATATCGCAGATGTTAGAAGCGGTAGCCACATTGTTGGTTTCCATCTTGCAGGTAAGAATTATTCAGGCTATTTGTCTACTCTTACAAAGAGTGATTTGGAAGAATGTTACGCATTTTTTGATGCGCAGCCTTCTACTCGCCTGTCTGCCACCATGGGAGATATGAAAACTCAGTTATACGATAAAGACTTTACTCCCCAACAACCCAAGAATAAAAAGTCTACTATTAATTATTTAACCGATGCTGAGATTAATTATTACGGAGACCTTCCCGCTTTTGTCACTAGACCCAAAAGTAGTGTTGTGAAAAGTCCGATTTCTGACTCCGTAGCGTCACATTGTGGTGTGGAAAATAAACACGGAAAACCGGCAAATTGTAGGAAAGATGAGACTAAGGTCCCTTCACAAGCCCCTTACAACAAATACTATCGTGGCGCAGGTAAAGCCACACAAGAATTCCCACTTGAAGTTCTTGAAATTGCTCAGAATGATTATTTGGATGATTGCACATCTAATAAGAAAATGATGGCAGATCTCGTTACTTTACGTCCCTTGACGGAAGTCGAGACTATTTCAGGACAAGATGGAGTTAAATTTGTAGATAGTATGAAAATGTCCACCTCGAAGGGCTTTCCCTTGACTGGGAGCAAAGAGGAAATCATATCACATTTGGACCCCGAGGAATATGAGAATATTTCAGATCCTCGTATATTTGATGATATGTTTATGAATGATTGGAGGAAAGCTCGCCAATTATATTTGGCAGGTCTAAGAGCTTATCCAGTGTTTAAGGCGTGTACTAAAGATGAACCTACAAAGCTCTCTAAGGACAAAGTACGTGTATTTCAAAGCGCCCCATTGACTCTTCAGTGCATGATCAGGCAATACTTTCTGCCAATTGCGGCATGTATGTCCCGTAATCCAATTACGACTGAATGTGCGGTTGGAATTAATTCTCAAGGACCGCAATGGAATAAGTTAATGAAACATCTCTCGAAGTTTGGAAAAGAGAGAATGGTTGCTGGGGATTTTAAAGCCTACGATCAACATATGTCTTCCACTATGACATCAATCGCATTCTCCACTATGATTGAACTAGCCAAGCATTGCGAAGGCTATACTGCAGAAGACATCAAGATTATGTCCAATCTTGTTGCAGATGTCGTACATCCTATGATGTGCGTCAACGGAGATCTCGTAGAATTACTTGGATCTAACCCATCAGGTCAAAACCTTACGGTTTATATTAATTCTATCGTCAATTCCCTCTATCAGAGATGTGTATTTTACACTATTTATCCTCCTGGTAGTTTAAAGACTACTAAGTTCCAAGATTATGTAGCTCTTATGACTTACGGTGACGACAATGAAATGTCTGTCTCCGTTAAGGCTCCTTTGTATAATCATACTCGTATGATGGAAGTGTATGCCTCCCAAGGCATTGAGTACACTATGGCAGATAAGGATGCTGAATCAGTTCC